GACCACCCAATTGGGAACAGAAATCACAACAAGGAGATTATAATGGCATTTCAGATTAGTCCAGGCGTTAATGTCACAGAAAAAGACTTAACTAATGTCATTCCCGCAGTCGCTACGACTACCGCTGGCATTGCAGGTTACTTTAAATGGGGTCCTGCCGAAGAAATTCAAACAGTTATCAGCGAGAATCGTCTAAAAGAAGTCTTCGGGAAGCCAGACGCAAACAATTACGAACAGTGGTTTAGTGCCGCAAACTTCTTGGGTTATGGAAATAACCTCCAAGTAGTTCGAATGCTAAACTCAGACACTTACAACTCATATGCACCCGGCGCAACTGCAAACGCCGCTGTAAATGCGGTTCTACAGTTAAAGAATAAAACTAACTACTTTAGTCAGTTAGATGGGGGAACCCATCCTGGAAACCTTTCAACAGGTTTAAGTGGTGATGGTTTAATTTACTTTGCAGGTAGATACGCCGGTGACCTCGGAAACTCTCTTAAAGTTTCTGTATCAGACCAACATACACGAACAATTAGTGGTTTAGATGGTAGTGGTATCACTTCATTCCAACGAGGGTCATCATCAGTTGCTGGTATTGACATCGGAATGCGTGGTAACTTCCATAACAGTGCATCTACTGGTGGTTCATCGTCAGTAACAACCTATTACGCAATCGCAGGTTCATCTGCCGCAGGGGCACAGAACTATCCTGGTAGTACAGGACAAGCAGTCGATGTCTTCTTCGGTGGACCAATAACCCAAGGTCGAACGCTCGAAGGGCCTGGCGCTTCTGGTGCAACCGGTACACAGTATAACAACGCACACCTACTAAACGAAAAACTTTCAATCGGTGATAAGGTCGTATTCAATACAAGTTCAACTGAGTATGTTGTTGCAGGTATCTCTGGTGGAGATGGTCTTGGATTCGGTGGTGGTAATCACGCAGAATTCATTACATTCACACCCACACTTGCCGCCGCAGATTATGGTGCAACTTCAATGACCGTAACATGGGCATATGCAAGTAACTTTGACTTCAATCCAGACACATCTACTGATGCCGCACTCTATGGTGCAACTGCCGATGAAATTCATATTGCAGTTATCGATTCAAACGGTAAGCACTCTGGAACGCCCGGTACAGTTCTTGAGAAATTCGTCGGTTCGAAAGCAAAAGATGCTAAGAATGTTAATGGTAGAACGAACTACTATGTAAATCTCATCAACGACAACTCAGAGTACATCTACTGGGGTGACCACATGGATGCAAACTCTAGTGTAGATGGTACTACAACTGGTACTAGTTGCATGGCATGGGGTTCACTATTCTCAGATGTACAAGCAGGTTCTACTGGTTTAGAAGGTTCTGCCGGTGCGACATTCAACCAAATGATTAGTAACTTCACTGCATCACTCACTGGTGGTTCAGATGGTACTGGATTTGCAAACGCAAGTCTATACACAAACGGTTACGATAAGTTTGCAGATGCAGAAACTGTTGACTGTTCACTAGTCATCGGTGGTAACGCAGAAGCAACACTTGCCGGTAAATTAGTTGACATGGTAGAAGCAAGAAAAGACAGTATGGTATTCCTTTCACCTCTATACTCAGATGTTGTTGAACAAACAAACTCTTCAACAGCAACAACCAATGCAACTGGGTATTACAACGACGAACTTTCAAAATCAAGTTCATACGGTGTAATGGATAGCGGTTGGAAGTATCAATACGACCCATACAACGATGTCTACCGTTGGATTCCACTCAACGCTGATGTTGCCGGTCTTTGTGCGAGAACCGAGTTTAACCAAGATGCATGGTTCTCTCCCGCAGGTTTCAACCGTGGTAGAATCAGAAATGTTGTAAAACTCGCATTCCAACCACAAAAAGCAGATAGAGATAACCTCTATAAGAATAACCTTAACCCTGTAGTTACATTCCCCGGCGAAGGTACAATCCTCTTCGGTGATAAGACTATGCAAAGAAAACCAAGTGCATTCGACAGAATCAATGTTCGTAGATTGTTCATTATTCTTGAGAAAGCAATTTCTACTGCCGCAAAGTATCAACTCTTCGAATTCAACGATGAGTTTACTAGAGCAAACTTCATCAATATGGTTGAACCATTCTTGAGAGATGTTCAAGGTAGAAGAGGTATCACAGACTTTAGAGTAATCTGTGATGAAACTAACAACACATCCGGTGTAATTGACCGAAACGAATTTGTTGCAGACATTTATGTCAAACCAAACCGTTCAATCAACTACATTCAACTCAACTTCGTTGCAGTTGGTTCCGGTGTAGCATTCAACGAGATTGCAGGATAAAATTAAGTAAAAGTGGGGACACCTTCGGGTGTCCCTACTACATACTTAAGAGACTTAGAAAGTTAACAGGAGAAAACAATGAATCTCAATCAATTCAAGACTCAAGCACTTGCAGGTGGCGGCGCCAGAGCAAATCTCTTTGAAGTAGAAGGACAAATTGGTCCTAACAGCGATGGTGGAATGTTAAAATTCCTTTGTCGTGCTTCTTCACTTCCTGCATCATCTTTGGGTGAAATTTCAGTTCCCTATAGAGGAAGAACTTTAAAAATTCCAGGCGACAGAACTTTTGACCCTTGGGAAGTTACTATTATCAGTGACTCTGGTTTCGAACTTCGTGACCGTTTTGAAGCATGGTCAAATGCTTTAAATGCACACGAAAGTAACCTGACCCAAGCGTATCAGGGGAACTTTATTAGCGTACCATTCTTCCAAGACTGGAAGATTACATGGTTAAAGAGAGACGGACAAAAAGCAAACGGTAGAACATACCGAATGGTAGGTTGTTGGCCACAAGCAATCTCTGCAATCGAAGTTGCGGCAGATACCAACGACTCACTAGCAGAGTTCTCTGTAACCATGAATTACCAATGGTGGATGTCCAACGCAACAACCTGATGCCATTTTATTATTAATTATGTGAGGAGCATAGTATGCCCATTGACTTATTTGGTTTTTCTATAGGAAGAAAACAACAGCAATCGTCAGTACCAAAAGGTAAAACAGTTTCATTTGTTCCACCCGAACCTGACGATGGTGCTACAGTTATCGAATCCGGAAATTTCTTCGGACAGTATATCGATTTTGATGGAAACATCAGAAGTGATGTAGAGCAAATCGGAAAATATAGAGAGATGTCACTTCACGCAGAAGTTGACGCCGCTATTGATGATATCGTAAACGAATCAATTGTTCAAGACGATATTAAAGATACGGTTCAAATACTTTTAGATGGTGTAGACTTACCAGACCCGATTAAAGATAAAGTCGAAGTAGAATTTGATAATGTAATGAAACTATTACATTTTAATTCAAGAGGACATGAAATCTTTAGAAAATGGTATATCGATAGTAAACTATACTTTCACATTCTAATTGATGAAAACAATAAGAAAAAGGGTGTACTTGAAGTACGCCCAATCGATGCTACTAAGATTCGTAAAGTAAGAAAAATTGAAAAAGACAAAGGAAAAGGCGGCGTCAAGATTGTCAAAGATGTCGAAGAGTTCTTTGTCTATACTGATGAAGATAGATTAAATCCAGAAGAAGGTATTAAAGTAGCACCCGATTCTATCGTCTATGTTCATTCAGGAATGTTTGAATTTGATAAAAAAAGAGTTTACGGTTATCTTCATAAAGGTATTAAACCACTCAATCAACTTCGAATGATTGAAGATGCAGTAGTTATTTACCGAATTGCAAGAGCGCCTGAACGAAGAATCTTTTACATTGATGTAGGTTCTTTGCCGAAAAATAAAGCAGAACAATATCTTCGTGATATCATGAATCGCTATCGCAATAAACTTGTATATGATGCAAGCACCGGTGAAATGCGTGATGATAAACGGCACATGTCTATGCTTGAAGATTTCTGGTTACCACGAAGAGAAGGTGGTAGAGGTACAGAAATCGATACTCTCTCCGGCGGTGAAAATCTAGGAGAGATGGACGATGTAGAATACTTTAAGAAGAAACTATATCGTGCATTAAATGTTCCGATTACTCGTCTTGAAGCAGACAATGGTTTCAATATGGGTAGGGCATCTGAAATTAATCGTGATGAACTTAAGTTCTTTAAATTCATTGAAAAAATTAGAGTTAAATTCTCAGACCTTTTCATTCAAATGCTTCGTGTTCAACTTCTATTGAAGGGAATCATGAGAGAAGAAGAATGGGTTAAAATCAAAGAAGATATTAAGTTTGAATTTGCAAGAGATTCGTACTTCACAGAATTAAAGAATAATGAAATTCTTAGAGAAAGAATGGACTTATTGGGTCAAATGAATGACTATATAGGTAAGTACTATTCATTAGAATTTATAAGAAAATCTATTCTTCATCAGACTTCTGAAGAAATTGATGAAATGGATAAACAGATTCAGAGCGAACGAGAACAAGGATTACTAGATACACAAGGTTCACAGGAATACTATTGATGAAAGACTCACATAAACTTCTAGATTCACTTTTATCAGATGATGTTTCTTTATTTAAAGAAACACTCGATGATGCTCTTACCGAAAGAATTTTTGGAAAGTTTGAATCTAAAAAAGAAGATATTATGAAGTCTCTTGAAGAAGAAGATAGTGCTTCTGTAAATGACCCCGATATTGCTCTCGACCCCAGACTTGATAAAGAATTTTTCCTAAAATCTTTAGATGTAAAAGGTCACAAAGTAACTCTCAAATCAATTGGTGTAGGACCAACAAAACCAGTAGTTGCGTATGTAAATGGAAAACGATGGGAAGTATTTCCTGGACCAAAACGAGCAACAAAAGAGGTAAAGCAGTATATTAAAACTGCAAAACCAGAGGAACTAAAACCAGAACCAAAACCAGAACCAGAAGCAAAACCTGAAGTAAAATCTGAAGTTCCTGAAGCAAAACCTGAAGAAACAAAAGAATCACTCAATCCTACCCTTACTGTAATACATGATATACTAGAAAAGGGTGGAAAAAGAAAGTTTAAAATCGCTGATGGTTCAGTACAAATTATGACTGAAGAATTGGCATATAAAATAGCAAAAGTACATGATTCATTGAGTGGGGACAATCAAGTCCGTTTCGGAAACATGCTTTGTATAAATAATAAAGACTATAATAAGATTATAGATTTCGTAAAGGATAAATAAATTATGGCAGAACCAATGGATATATTAAATGCATTAAAAAGTGGTGATTTAGAATCAGCAAGAGATGATACTGCATCGATTCTTTATCAGAAAATTGGAGATGCAATGTCGCAAAAGAAAATTGATATTGCTTCAACAATGGGTTCTATTGAAAATTCAGAAATCGAAGTTGAACCAGAAACTACCGAAGAGGAATAAACAATGCGTCTAATCACAGAACGAGTAGAAAATGTCAAATACCTAACTGAGGACAACGATGATGGTGTTAAAAACTATTACATCGAAGGTGTTTTCATGCAGGCAGAAAAGAAAAACAGAAACGGTAGAGTATACCCTAAAGATGTTCTATTCAATGAAGTGAAAAGATATAACAAAGAATATGTAGATTCCGGTAGAGCAATGGGTGAATTAGGTCACCCAGATGGACCTACCGTAAACTTAGATAGAGTATCACATATCATCAAAGAACTTAAAGAAAGTGGCGGCGATATCATTGGTCGTGCAAAAGTTCTAGATACTCCATCCGGAAAAATTGTAAAGAGTCTAATGTCAGAGGGAGTAAAACTTGGAGTTTCATCCCGTGGCATGGGTTCTTTAAAGAAAAATGATGACGATATCAACGAAGTACAAGAAGACTTTATGCTTGCCGCTGTTGATATCGTTGCAGACCCATCTGCTCCTGATGCATTTGTAAATGGAGTAATGGAAGGAAAAGAGTGGGTATGGGAAAACGGTATTCTTACTGAAAAAGCCATAGACACTTATAAAAAGGTACTATCTAATGCAGATAGAAGGACTATTAAAGAAGCAAAATTGGTTGTATTCAAAGATTTCCTATCAAAATTGTGAAAACTATATATATTGAGTACTATCCACTCTTAAAGAGACTAACAGGAGTTAATTAAAATGCCCGAACAAGACGCTTTACAAATTGCCAAGGAACTGCTTGAAGCAGAAACCCTTGCTGAGAAGGAGAAAGAAACTCCAACACTAGATACCCCTAGTATTGAAGATGATTCTCTTTATCGTGACACCGAAGGTGGCAA